TTGAATCTTTCGTAAGCGCCTTATAATTTGCTGCAAAAGCCATGGTTGTGAATGCCAAACAGATGATTGTGATAATAAATGTTTTCATGATGATTATTCTCCTTATATACAATTTTAGTTATTACTCCTTGAGGTTTCCCGCCACAGGCTACCACCATCATCCCATAACAACGTAATAATATCACCGAGTCCAAGCGTAATCGCCGCTCCACCAGCTAATTGCGTATTGCAGGCGTCAGCAATCTGGACTGTGTTGCTATCTGAGCAACCTTGGATGTAAAGAATCTGACCGTCTGCCGTTCCATCTGCCACGGCGGGATCAGCGTCAAGTACAACCGCTGCGCCATCACCGGCTACCCGCACAACCGAAAAGGCCACAGCTATGGAAGCATCATTGGCATAGACTGTTGGTGAGGCAGTTGTGGTACTTGGAGCCATTGCCACACCTTGAGTGACCCTAAACTTTTCAGTCCCTCTTGGTGAAAACACTATGGCGTTCTCATCCGTAGTAGGCGCACTCCCCGCCCCGGTATTCGCCCCAGTGGTGATAATGAAGTCTTCCTGGTCGTGAGCGAAACTGCCCCATTGATTGTTGGAGGTGTCTGGGTCGAGGGCTGATTGGACGAAGATGGTCGGATTGGTTTGGTCTGTGTGGTCGTAGTCATCGGTAGCGACATTAACAGCTAATTTAGTAAATACAAATTGAGAACCAGTCCCAGCTGTAGAATGAAGAAGAAATTGTGTTCGTGTTACATCAGCTCTAATTGCAGCGGTGCGACCGGTACCATTAAAAGCTGGACCAGAAACATTCCCAGCACCAGATACATCATCCATAAAAAAAGCTGCGGTTATTTGATTTTGTGAACCCTGCATATAAGTAATATTATCAAAATAAGCAACCCTATCCACCTCCAACTTCCCACCAATCAGCACATCCTCGCTACCCAACGAATGCCCAGTAGCCGCCAGCACATCCCCACCGATCTGAAGTGGTTTGTCCTGGTGAGAGTAGTTCATGATTCGCTGTCCATAGGTGCCGTCTGTAGCTGTGACAGCAACCACATCCTTGACAATCGTAAGCGTAGCGTCCGTGATGTCAGTCCCGCTTGCGTGGGTGTCCCTGTCAACCGTGAGCAGGTTCGCCGCTGCAATGGTGACCCTGTATAAGCCAAGTAAAGCCGTGCCACCTGTCGTGCCACCTGTGATGATTACCAGATCCCCTGCCGCTACACCTGTTTCAATGCTGGCCTTGGATATGGTGGTCTTAGCCGCTGTCGGCAAGGTGCAAGCTGTGAATGATGCTATGGTGTCACCACCGATTAGGGCGGGTTTTGTTGAGGATACGACTGTGTGGAGCTTACCGGCAGGGGTTGTGGTTCCAAATCCACCATCACCCATCGTTACGAATTTCTCCGGCGCAGTCCCGCTTAACGCATAACCGTCCTGGACATTGTTACCGTAGATTAGGTTGTTCTGGCAGTCAGCATCTTCTTGGATGCCTGCTACGTCGTGGCCTGTGATTGAGTTACCTGATACTACGTTATAATCAGCTTCGTCTAGGTAAATGCCTCTATCGCTTGTGCCATCACCATGAAGAACATTATTTGTTATAACACTATAATCTGTAGTTTCAGCATCAATATCGTTAAATCCATCTGCCGTATCGTAAACAATATTACTGTCAATAAGGACATATGTTGGGCTATTGGTGGTTCCTAAGAGAGCATGGCCTGTACTCCCTATAATGAGATTATCAGTTATGGTATGATGAGAACCTCTATAATTTACTGCAGTGATACAGTCTTGAAATGTATTATTAGAAATAGTCCAATAGCTGCCAGAGGCTGAATAGACACCCCCTTCATAAAAATAATTGCCTTGCACTAAAACTTTATCTCCAGAATAAAGTGAGTATGCATAATCTGGTGAATAGGTGTTGTTGTTAACAAAAGTAGTTATTGATCCCGCAAACGATGCAGACATTTGATCTGAGTAATAAAGTGAACAGTTTTGGATATATTTATTTGTTCCAGATCCTGTTACTATTAAATTATTAGCGTTCCCGCCTCCAGAACCACCATAAATTGCTAAATCAGAAATAGTTAAGAAGTTAGTATCATTAGTATCATTATCAATAACATTAAAACTCTGTTCAGTAGGAGCACCCACCAGAGTTGTATCAGCAGCACCAGACCAGCTTATCACCTCACCTGAATTGAAATTAGCAGCGTTGGAAATAGAATGATACCAGACAATCTTGTTCGTCAAATCAACCTGAACAACCGTAGCGGTATATCCAGTGGTATCGCCTGTTAATGTTTCACCAGCAGCGGGTGTTCCGGTTACGGTATCATAAACGAACCTGTTAGTGGCAAGTAAACGAGTCCCTTTTCCAGCACCTCTAAGAGTGGTATTGTCATAGTCAATAACGATGGAAGCTGTAACGTCATAATCACCTTCAGGCAGATAGACCTCTCCACTCTCAGCTCCAAGAGCGTCTATCGCTGCGTTAATTCCTGCGGAGGTGAAGGTGCTGACTACAACATATTTGTCGGATATTTGAATGTATCCTTTAGGCGAATCAGTCCCAATTCCAACATTCCCATTACCTAACAAAGTAAAAAACGGTGTAGTTCCAGGCACAATCCCTTTGCCAATCTGGAACTTATCATCATCCACACCATCAGCATCATTGATGTTCCCAAACCAGAACCGGGTATCAACAGCGGTGGCAGGAATGAGGGTAAAGGCCGGATCTGTGCCTGTTATGGATACTGTTGTGGCGTCTACGCGATCGAGCGGTGAATCCCCGAACCCTGCGGCCCCTGGTTGTATATAGGGGAGATTTCCGTCTGAGACGCCGGTTGGATCAACAGTTACAAAGGTAGGCGAATCCGTACTCTCAACATCCTGGTTCATGGCATATAGTTCATTCGCACCTTGGCCTGTATCAATTGTGGCTCCAGAAATAGGACCTACGACTGTTAAGGCATCTGTAGCATCATCATAGGTAAATCCAGCATCTCCACCAAAAGCCCCTCCATCATTGTACTGGACTTGAGTGTCAGTTCCACCTATGCCACCACCTCCAGCACCTTCTATCCAGTCTCTAATCGCATTTTGAGTCGGTGCAAGATAACTACCATTCCATGCAACAGAGTCATATTCAGTATCATCAGGAGGTACTGGACCAAATGGAGATCCATGAGGCTGGGTAAATGCAATAGATGGAATTAATAATAGAGTAAATATTATAGAAAGCATATATTTTTTCATCTCTACACCCCCGGCTCAAATTCCCAAGTACATTGAAGAACAGCTGCATCCTGATCAGTGTGATTTATGAAACTAAAGTCTTGAATAGCCCGACCACTGGCAAGACGTAGACTTTGGCCTGTATAGAGTATATGACCAAGCCCTACAGCCCCAACTGTAGGTGTAGCTCCACCTAAACAAAACCTAATCAGTGCATCTTCACAGGTAATTATTACTGCAACTGCAGGTGAATCATTCTTCCTATATTGAGCAGTAGTGAACTGTTGTGCAACATCAGTTACCACAATTCTTTCAGTCTCATCTGGTAAACCTTGAAATTCATAGTTTGGATTTGCCATCTTAAGTTACCTCTCTTGTTTTCTAGTCCGTTAAAATTTTATACGGTCTGGGAACAATTAAGCTCCCAGACCATAGTAAGAGGTTAATAGTTTATACAGCACTTGGAAGTCCAACACCGTTAAGGACAGCACACTTCTGAGCAAGACCAAATTCCAGTCCACATTCAGTTAAGTATTCCTCATTAGTTCCATCTAACCTACGCCCACCGTAGCCTTCAGGATGAGTCTTTTTATTATCCTCACCGTAGAATTTTGTATCGTCAATGTATTTATAAGTCAATTCCTTTGGCTCCAAAAGCACACCCATGTTACGAGTAGTAGCATCGTAACTGAACAACGGATGAGTTTTCATATGGATAGTTCCAAAAGGTGTAATCCAAGTACGGATGTCCATACCGTAGGACTTTTGTGCAGGTTGAAGATTGATCTGCCCACCTGCCATAGCAAGTGCATCAATACCCAGAAGGAAACCAGAGCCACATAGACAAAGTTTTTCACTAGACCCAAAACGGAAGATCTGTTCAAGCATATTTTTAAACCAGGTCTCACCACCCTGTGCCCAGGTTAAACCGGAGTAAGTAGCATTGAGTGTATAGTCATCTACATTAGCTGCAGCATAGGTACGAATAAAGTTGATCGCACCCATAGTAGTACGCTCAGGTTTTCCATTGTCTCCGGTGTTGGTAGTACGAATACCCCAGAGAAATGCAAGTTCCATTTCCCATGAGTGCATTTCAAGTGCTTCCGACTTTGCCTTCTGGTATTGATCCCCAGTTCGCAAACGAGTCTTGCGCGCTGTACGAGTCATAGACAAAGGTGTTCGAAAGATCTGAGTATAGTTTTCTACCTCAGTTGGGTTAAGAGCAACGGCATCAGGCATCTCTCCACCCTCAGGATTAATGTTACCGATGATCTTGAAAACGTCACAACTGGTAAGATCATTAGCAGGTGTCACGACTGAATTATCATCAGCCTCCAGACACCTCACTGCAAGGACAGAATTAACACCACCCCTGACTATATCAATGACTTTACCAACAACATCAACAGACCAATCATCAGTAAAACGAAGAAGGATCTGATGCCCTGCTCGAATTCTATTTGCAAGAACAGTTGTCATCTGAACATATAAGACATCTGCAATTGCAGCAGCTGGTGTAGCAGCATAAGGAACTGTGCATCCTGCATCTGTCCAGATTGCATCTACATCCCCAGCTACAGAATTCTGCTCCTGTGTCCACCAGTGAAAGCGGGGATCATCTACAGATTCAGAATTCATCATTGATAAGATGGCAGTCAAAGGAGCCATGCCATTTGGGTATAAATAGAGGATCTGTTCCCTCCAGTTTTCAGGGTCTTGGTTATCTACCCAATCACCATTTCCACGCATTCCTAGAAATCCAGGCATAATTGTTACCTCCGTTAATATTTAGATCGTTTATTAATTAAACGAACTGTTAAAGTTAGGGTTGAAATTTAGGTGGGAATATATCTTCCCATGTAAATCTTAAAGCACCACACATATGCCAGTATAGTCCATCACTATACCATAGTGTAGGCTCACAACTGTCATAGGCTACTATATCATCTCCCCAGCACTCAGAGTCACTGTTGTTATCAGTGATGGTTACAGTATTAAGCCAGTCTGCTTCACGAACTAAAATACTATAAAACCGCCCTCTGGCTTCAGCTACTGGAGGTAAAGTAATAGTGATAGGCCCAGTGTCATTATTTGCCCTTGGACGTAAGACATAATCACGAACTGTCATAGTATAGTCCGCCGTAGGATCGTTAAACTTATCAACTATTACCTTATCATGTTGTGCAAATTTATCTTCTAACATTATATCACCATAGTCTGTGTAATTATCTTACGGACTTTAAAGGTTCAGGTTGAACTGACTCAATCTCAACAAACTTTTCCATCAAGACAAGTAAACTAGGCTTTAACATTAAAGGTTTACCATCTACTTCCTCAGGAAGTTTTACCTTTTTAAATACAACCTCGGTTTTCTGTGCCATTAGTTCATTTAATTCTTCTATAAACTTGGGCCAGTTTTCATCCTCAGGTTTGAGACCTACAACATTAGTCTTTATATCAGGGCTGCCATATCTAGTAATAAGACCATTTCTGACCTTATCCACAGCTTGAAAAGCATCACTAAGTTTAACTGATAACTTTGCAATAGCCATACTAGTTTGAACCGGCAGCTCCATATCAAAGATTTTCTCTAATGATTTAGAGGCACCATAAATCTCAGCATTTAAAAGTTCCATATTATATCTCCTTAAGATAACCTGGAAGGGTCACGGGAAGGCTGGCCAGGAACCAGCTTTTCAAGGCATGCACTCTATCCCGTGAAAAGGTTAATGTTAAGCAATCCCATCCCAAGTTCTGATATAGTGTGTGACAGCACCAATGACAATAGCTATATCCCCAGTTTTGGTAGCACCTGTATCAGCGCCTGCAGTATAAGCAATTGCATCGCCCTGGGTAGCCCTAAACCATGCAGTAGCAGGTTGTGCAACTCCATTATTATTAAACCTCATTTGGTATATAGCAGATGGTGGATTAGCTATATCGGCATGGAACTCAAAGTTAGCCACGACCAGAGTACAACCAGATAAATCAATTCCAGTCCCGTAAATACCAAAGTCTGCAGCTCTTACTTCACCAGAAGCTGGAGCAGAATCAATGTTCATCCAAGCTCCAAGGGCGAAGTTATTGCCAGCCTGTAATGTAGTATGACCTTCGAAGTATCCAGCAACTCCATCAGAAGCCCCAGCATCTAATGTACCAACACTCCGCATTCCATAACTACCAGACACAACTGTGGTAGCATGGTCAAGGATATTCTGTGATATACTTAGGACTACATGACGTTCCTTGTTAGTACCTGCAGTCAAGGCTTCGATTTGACATCTGATAGTTTGAGCATTTACAGATACCAGATGACCGATTGCTTCAGTTGCAGCTAGGGTGAACCAGAAAGCACTATCATCAACTCCAGTCTGAGCACCCCAAGTAGCAAATCTCATATAGGACACTTTTGTTCCACCAGCCCAAGCAGATGCAGCATGGGCACCTATCTCAAAGTCAATACAGGTATAATGCCCACTTGGAATAGCTGCACTACTGGGCAGGATCATCTCAGCGCCAATAGCATAACCTAATCCAGACACACCGGCAGCAGCATTTGCAAGATCAGTCTGTACAAAGACCGCACCAGCTGAATTGCCCAACATTACATCAGACTCAAGCCGAACGATAAAGGCATCTACAGTAGCCGCACCAGCAGTGTCCATTGTTAAGTGGACTTCCCTAAGATTAACTGCCCCAGCTACTAGGGAGGACGTAAAGTGAATATCACCGAATCTTTCAAGTATCCAGCACTGGCCATCAGAGTAGAATAAGTGACCACGACCTCCTTCATTAAGGATAATATCACCCTGCCATGATTCACTATCATTGTTATTGTCTTCAATTGTTACATTGTTAGTGTTATCTGCACCATCTGGTTTGACCATAACAGAATAGAATCTACCCTTTGCCTCAGCTACAGGCGGAAGGGTAATGGTAATACCACCTAAGCCGTTAGTTGCTGCATCAGGTCGTATGACATAGTCACGAGTAGTCATTTCGTAACTTACCAAAGGATCATGGAACTTATCTACTACCTCGCGATAGTGTTGTTCATTATTTTGTTCTAATGCCATAATTATTACCTCCGAAGTGTTTTGTTCATCTCCTCTAGTTCATTGAGAAGAGGGTTAGTATTTGGTTTGTCTTCAGGGATAGTCACACGACGCTTTCTAGAAGGGAGCCTTGGAGCCCTTTTAGTATCTGATTTTATAGCTTTATTATGAAGCTCAAGACGCTCTCTAGATTTATCTGCAACCATAGGTAAGATATCCATCATATCCTTACCTGGGTGCTCAGTTGCTACTTCCTCAAAGACAGCCGCTACGACCTTCTTAAATGGTTCAAGATCTTTGTTATCATTGTAGAATTTAGTGTTCATTGCTTTGAGCTTATCTATCATGTCTACACTTGTACGGACTATATCAGGGATAGCTCGAAGAACTCCTTCAGTAACTACCTTGCGCGTGTCAGTTACTGCACGTTGGTAGATGTTATTGAATACAGTGTTGAGTTTTTCAGGGTCTTGAATTAAGTCTTCCAAGTCACCATCTTCCCCAATAAAGTCTTGCACTTCAAAACTGGGTGGTTCTTCTTCCTTTGATGTAGATGGTTCTTCCTCCTTTTCTTTATCCTCTTTTTCACCTAACTTCTTACGCAACTCAGCAATGATATTATCTTTCTCATCTTCTTTTGGTGGTTCTTCCGTTTCATCCACAGGTGGATCTTCATCTATAGGTGGGGTTTCTTTATTATCAGGATCTTTATCTTCTGGTTTAGGATCTTCTTCAGGATCTTCAGTATTCTCTAACTCAGCAATGCCTTCATCTTCTGCATCAGATTTAATATCTTCATCTTCCACATTAGGTTTAGTATCCTTATCTTCCTTCCCATTAGTAGGTTCAACTTTAAAATCAAAACCAAATGACTTGTTCATTTCCTGAACTTCACCTTTTACTTCTTCATCTCCCATAACTTACCTCCGCAGTCCGTTAAATTTTTATACAGACTTATACCTGAAGCTTACGATTAAGCTCGAGCCAATAACCATGGACTATAGTTCCATCTCCACCGATGTTAGTTATAGATAAAACATCACGAGTTTCCATTTCTAAGTCAATCCCAGCTGGAGCATTTAAGTAGAATGTTCCACCACTTGTTGACCCAGTATTTTGAATAACTGTAATGTCATCATCAAGTGCAATGATATGTTTGACTACACCTGCTTCGCCAAGAGTCATAGTTGTTAAATTAACAGCTGCATCTGCAGTTAAGCCAATAATTTCAATTCTTACATTGTTAATATCTGCACCAGTTACAAGTGAAGTCTGTCCAGCAGCCATGTTTACTGATGTATAAGTTGCACTTCCAGATGCACTACCAGCAGTTGATCGAAAAACTTCATACCAGATACCATTTATAGAAGATGTAGGAATACCACCTATATTAACAAGTGCAATGATATTACCTGCTGTTAATGCTAGATCAACTCCACCATTTAATGATATATAACTAGCATCATGTTTCACTGTTACATTACCATCCCCTGCACGAATAATCTTTAACATCCCACCTGAACCATCAGTGATTTGCATCAAGTCTACAGCTACAGCACCTGTTAAGTTAATTACCTCAAGTGATATATCGGCTATGTCTACACCAATCTCTAACGTAAACTCCCCTGCACCCATTTCATGAGTACTTTCTGCAGAACTACCAGCAGTCAGCGCAGCCCATAGTGTATTAATTTCATCCCTATTCTCTCTAATGTAAGCAGGCCATAGCGCATTTAGTACTTGATCAACTGGCTGATTTGCGTTTATCGTCATCTTTTTTATCCTCCAGAATCTGAAGAAGTATATTAGGTATATTCAGGAAATATGAAACAGCCTTCCTTCTTCCTTTTATCTCACCAAGGTGAATTAAAGTCTCTGATGTGTTAGGAACTATCATATGACCCGAATCATTCATATGAGGTTCGCCGACCAAGTCATATTCAATCTCAGCACGTCTAGCTAGATCATTAAGTTCATCCACAATGTCTAGCCAAACAGGTAGAGTTTTTAATTCTTCAATATCACTCTTTACACATCTTATTGTTTCTTCATCAAGCATTTAGTTATAGACCTTAATTACTCGATAAATAAGTATAATTGTTAAAGTGGAAGCAACATCCGCCGCACCACCTGGATCTGCAACAGGGACTACAGCTACTACTGGTTCATCTAAGGCTCTAGAAACTTCACCCCAGTAGGAGACTCCAGACTCAACAGCTATAGCATCTAAAGCACTGTTAAGGAATGCAAAACTAAATCCATCTTCAGTTAACACCTCACCAGATCCATCAGTCACACGAATTTCAAGGTCATTACCACCAGTAAAGACAGCTGTATCAAAGTCAAGATAAGCCACAGCTTTCTCAATGGAGATGAACTTATTCGGCCCTGGAGCTGGAATTAAAGTCTGTGGAGTCGTATGCAAAAGTTTGACCTCTGCAGCCGTTAATTTAACTCTGACTGAGGTAAGTAAGTTATCATACCTATCAATGAACCCTTCACGACTTTCTACTACATCAAATAATGCTCTCATTTTATAGACTCCTTTACTGTTGCATGTTTTGTATAGGTATCATGTTACCTGCTTGAACTTGTTGTTGAACTTGTTCATCAGGCATTGTTTGACCCTGTATTTGATTAATATTTCGTCTGAAATCTTCTACATTCTTAGCCCCTAATTGCTGCGCTATATACATGAAGATTCTAGTTACATCAAATTGTTGGGAAAGTTCAGGTGAAGTACCTATTGTCTTAAACAGCTCAATCCATGAATTAGAGAAGTTACCACCTGGAATTGAACCATCTCTTACGATCAAATCATAGTTAATTGACAGATCATATAGTGAAGCACTTATACCACTTCTTTTACCAAATATACTTTTTAGTCTTTCTGCGTTTCTTCCGGTTATACGAACGTAGGCATCTTGTGACATATATTGCTGAGTGTGAACTGCAAACATAGTACCTATGTCCTGCATGAATTGCATACCTACGATCATTGAGATATGTTGTAGACGACTTATTGAAGATCCACGTGTACCTTTAAATTCAGCACTTGTCAAACGTTCAGGGCCACCTTGGCGTAAAGAACCTTGCATTGACTGATCAGCGCCAGAAGTCCGATCCATCATTGAAGTTATATAATTCGCATCTGCAATATTAGCACGAGTTATATCGTTGACCATTAGTTGTTGGACTACTTTATCAACTCCACGTCCCCAAGCTGGGCGTCGTAATCTAATTAGCGCACCTGGACGTGGATCTTTTAGATCATTTATATTTACAAGATATGGATCAACTATTAACATATCATTTATAGCTTTCTTTTGGTTAGCTATATGTGAGTTGAATTCAAAGTTAAGGACGTCTTGTAGTCCATGTAGCATTTCAAGCCTACTCACAGGTGTTATTGAATAGCCATCATATTCGGGAGAGGCTACGCTAATAGGGTACATTCCATGATTATGGTCTGCGCGTTCACAAGCTATAATTACGTCATCTGAAGCAAGTTCAAAGTACCACTTTTCAGGGTATTCATTATCAGATAATTTCCAGTCTTTTGGGATTAGCGTGATATACATCTTAATTATATCAACTGGATTTGTTGTATTAGTCATTGAACGATTTAGTTCCTTAGACCCACCATGGCGAATTTCACGATCACTTTGGTCAAGTGCCAAGGTTGACCTTTTGTCTTTCTTAGCCTTCAAATACTTAGCATTAAACATTCTTTCTTCAGACTGACTTTCTTCACTTAAGACATTCATGTAGTTATCACGATCTATCCAACCAATGAACTCACCACTTTGGATATCTGAACTAGCAACTGATGGATCAGGAAGCCACATGTAAGGATCAATGTTTGATAAGTAGTTACCCTCAAATAGAAGTGATTCAACCATTTCTACATCATGTTCAGTTTGCTCACCTATATCTGACAACGTAGTAATACTTGACCTGATAGGTTTTCTACCATAAATCTTTTTCCATCCAGGTATTCCAATCCCAACTCCATATGCAAGTGAATCTCGGAGAGACGTGTGAACTGCTAGTGGGACCTTAGTCTTGATGCAGTGGAGTCTTACTACCATTTCAAGTAACATTGCACCTACTACGTCATCATCTTCTACCCCTTCATACTGGAACATTGGGTCTTGAAAAAAGGCCATTGTTAGGTAGGTTAACAACGACTCAAGAATTGAGTAGGTGTATGGAAAG